AGCGGAGGCATTTGGGTATGCAGTACCAGTGGACGAGGCTACCGTTGATTCTGTGGCTGTTGGCATTCTCGCTCTTGTCAACTGGGTGCTTACACTCTCAACATCTGAGAAAGTCGGGATGTAGTCTTGGCGTAAAGCCTGTTATAGTAAACCCACATTGGGTGGAGGTTGTGCCTAATGTATGGGGTGTTGAAACAATCTTACTCACTGTGGAGTGTGAAATATGAACATTATGACCTATTTGTCTTGGGTGCGGAAGCTCTGGAATACAGCGGTAGAGATAGTCAAATTGATAGAAGAGACTATCCCTGATGATGGCGCAGGCAAGGCAAAACTTGCTGCGTTTGATGTCATGCTTAAAGCAGCTATTGAAAAAGCTGACGATATTGATGAGTCGTTTGATAAGCTACAGCCTGTGGGGCATGATATTGCTGCTGCTGTTGTTACTCTCTTTAATAGTGTGGGACTCTTCAGAAAGTCGTGAATAGATTGCAGCGCCTCTTAATCAAGCACGAAGGCATGAGATTAAAGCCTTACGAAGATGTATTGACAGATGAAATTACTATTGGGGTTGGTAGGAATTTAGACTCTATAGGTCTGTCTGAGGATGAGGTGCTGTATCTGTTAGACAACGATATTGAGCGTTGTGACAGAGAGTTAATCATGAACTTCAAGTGGTATCCAGAGCTGTGCAGAGCCAGACAAGATGCAATGATTAATCTGTGCTTTAACTTGGGTATGACTCGTCTAATGACTTTTAAGAACGCTTTGAAAAGCATGGAAGAGGGCTTGTTTGACGAAGCTGCTGCCCATTTTCTTGACTCAAAGTGGGCTAATCAGGTCGGTAACAGGGCTATAGAGGTTACTGACCTAATCAGGAAGGGTCACTATTAGGGTTGGACGTTCTTTAGCTTTTCCAACTCTGACTCAATGATAAAATCGCAGAACTGCTTTATCTTGCGTAGGTCATCAATACCGCCCTTATCTCTCCATCTAGTCGCATACTTCACTATACAACCTTCTGCAAAGGGTAATTGATTCGCCATGATGTATTCTATTGGCTGAATTTTGAGCTTTTTATAGTGGTCACCAGCTACTTGATAGTCTGTGGATTTCAATGCAATTCCCCTTCGTTACTGTCGTATTCAAACTCAAACTTTTCCTTTAGACCTTGCTCTTCAAGAAAATCGGTATGATCCATAATCATAGCCATCATGGTAGCAATACATCTTTTAGCTTCATCTGGCAGATCATGGAACTCATTGCTTAGATAGTCAGTCATCTCTTGGGACGACATTGCAAAAATAAACTCAGTCATTTTAAGCCCTTTATGGCTGTATTTAGCCAAAGGTTTTGTATCTTTCGAAGGTGGTTATCTTCTAATGCAAATCCTTCATCATCCATTGGTTTTGACCAATTGATAAAGTTTTTCTTACTTGCCCAACCTTTTATGCGAAATACATCTTCGCTTATCTTGACGACAAGTACCGCAACTTGGGCCTTAAATGCTGGTAACTCTCTAAATATTAATCTGTAGTGCGGCTTGGAAGCAGTCTTAACATCTATGGTAATGCCGTTAATTTCATAGTCCCAGCCAGCGTCTGCGCCATGCTCTACCATAGGAGTATGAAGGTTAAATAACTTAGCAAACGCCATCTCTCCTTGAACGCCTAGCAGATCTACATTCATAGGTGATTTATCTATTCGTAATTGCTTTAACCCTAACTCACGAGCGATTTTGTACCTAGCCTCAGCTTTCTCTTGGCATATTAACTGCTCTTCTTTAGTAAGGGTTACGTCAATCATCTCAGCCGATTCTCATGATGTTTGATTTGCTCGTTAAACTCTTCAAGCATTTCTTCATAGTCAGCCTTGTACAGTTTGATAGGGTCAGACTTAGTGGCAATCATTTCCTCCACGAAGTCTCTTCCGTACATATCTTCCATCCACAAAGTGTACTGCTGAGCTGCTGAGCCGTACCTCATGCCCCACATATTACAAGAGGCACACTGAGGGTGGACATTCTCTATTCTTAAGGCCCAGTAACTAGACGAGCCTTTAGCTAAAAAGTGTCCTCCCTGAAGTGCTGAATAATGCTTAACACAACCACAAGAAACACAAGCACAGTTACCGTCATCATCCGCTGCGGCTAACCTACAAAGTCTCTGGATAGCTTTGAGGCATTCTTGACGCAGGACTTTGCTAGATTTTACCTTTGGCTTGAGTTTCATAATCTATAAGGCTTTCCAGTTTGCAATGAATTAATTACCCGAATAGCACGAAGTCTGGTCTTAGAATCCATTTCTTTCATGCGTGATTCAAGCAACTTAATACTAAATAACTTGCTTGTTACTGGATAGATCATAGACAAGAATTTCAATTCATCGCTTATCTTATAGACATTTCTTGTCTCAGAGTCGCTTGCTTGCTTCGCCATTGCTCAAATCTCATGTTAATTACTTGAATCTTATGCCGCAAAAGGACTGCTTTTTCTATTGCGACCTTTAGCCCTTCTAGTAATTCAAGGTACTCAGGATGAGAGTACGCATATCTTTCCTGTTTGGCAATCGGCATAGAATGGTCTGATCGTTCAGCTTCTGCCATCAAGATAGCTTTCTTGGATTTACGAAACTCCATTAGATATTGCTTCTCAGCTTCTGCCTGTGCAAACTCGGCGGTTATCCGCTCAAGGTCTGCGAGTGTGTTTCCTTCGCGCAAATTCATTCTCCACATAAAGTTTTACACGTTCTTGGTAGTCAGGAGGCACTTTAGATAAAGCCTCCCTCCTTTCTTCTCTGGTCTTAAGCGCCAGTATTTCTGCTGCGTAGTGCCGTGGCCTCATAGATAAGTGCAAGTGATATATTCCATTACTAAGGATATGTCCTCAACCTCGTCGTATGGACATACACCAAACCCTTTATCATCAAACACGATAACGTAAGGAATATGCTCAGCATCCGCACAGAAGACAGCTTCTTCAATTGCATCTGTTGCTGTCTGAAATACCATCATGGTAGCCCCTTAGCAATGAACTCTAGCTCATCTACTTCAAGTTCCTTTGCAAGTTTAGAGATTAAAGACAAACTAGCGTCCTGTTGGTATCTCCAACGACTTATCTGCTGCTTATGAACAGCAAAGCGTTTCGCCAGTTCTACCGACGTTACGCCTTGCTCCTCTTGGGCAGCTCTTAATGCTTTCCCAAAATCAATCATAAGCTCCTCAGAATGGTAGGTCTGAATCAAAGTCATCTTCAGGTGAAGCTACAGCAGGAACGCTTGGGCTTTCATCCTTCGGAGTAAACGAAAGGCTGACCAAAGGCTTTTTACCACCTTCTTTAGAAGTCCACGCAGAAACCCAGTAATTAACGCCATTTATCTCTGCGCTACCTTTGAGATTTGGATGCTTTTCAGTGGTCTGGTTGTCGTTCTTCCACAATGCACCACGGTTGTTGTTGTCGTAATTAGTCATTCTCTTTCCTCAATCGTTCAGTTTCAGATTTAATGATTTCAGCAGTCTCAATTAACAATGGCTCAGCCAGTGCTAATAACTCGTCATCGCGCTGCACTTCAATGATGAGTGGTTTTATATCAGGATGAAACGACATAAACCAATATGACGAAAGCCCCAATAAAAGCATAGTCCCTTGCACCTGTTGAACGTAGGTACTGGGGAGTTTATTAGCCCGAAGGTAGGCACAATGCGTAGAGGCCATTGGGCATTTTATTTCTAGGCCAGTGTCACCAAATAAACCATCAGGGCTACAACCAATCCTATGGTCTTCCATAATGGCAAAGCCAACTTCTTTTACCTCAACGTCCATAAGCATTTCAAACATCGCTCTGGCTTGAGGTTCTAGGTCATTGCCACGCTGCATAGCTTCAGACTTAAATGTCTCTGTAGGGCTACCTACAAGATTCTCAGCTATCAACTGGTTGATTAATCCCTCACGGCTAGTAGATAACTTACCAGCCGTGGTGAAGACCTTAGAGAAGTTACTAGCTGACACAACTCCGCATCGGGCTTGTAACCACTCGTCTGAGCCTTGGTCACACTCTATAAATATCATACTTCCTCCTTCATCTTTAAGCGTTTCTTTTCTAAGAGAGGAATAGCGTGTTTGAACTGGTCAGCAGTCATCTGCTCTAGGCTTTTTATGTTGTAGGCTTTAAGGAACTTACCTTCGTCAGACTCAGTTAATTCCAACATAGCTTTAACAGAGTGGACTTGCTCAGCAGTGATAACGGATTTAGCCGCTTGCGTTACAGCGTTGCCATCGTCGTCTTCCGCAGGAATTCCCAGAACGCTTTGCAAACTGAACCGACGGCAATACGTCACTAATGAGCCGTATGTGTGGGCATCTGTCTTAGGCGCAGGGATAGAAAACATACTCTCTAGCCACTGACCAGA